CCGATGCAGGGCGCAACCGGTATGAGTACCTGAAAGCCCATCTTCGGTACTACACCGAGGATAGTGTGTCGAAGAGTGTCTATGGGCATCCGTCAGCACTCAACGTCCAGCATGAATGCCCGTTCTACGCAGAGGCACCGCTGCGTATACTGACTCATGTCTGGCGGATATTCCTATACTAATGGACGCGATCATATTCAACATACAGTGCGATGTCCCGAACTTGAATGGTCGGGTCTATCCAAAGGAAGCGATTGACGGGATGCTCGAACGAATGAACGATGGTAAGAAGACATTGTTCATCACGCTCGGCAGACCGAACCTTCCTTTCCATGGCATCGATTTGAATTCAGTCATTGGCATCGTCGAGAAGGGAAGCCTCACCGATGATGGTCACATTGCCTTTGACTTCTTCCCGATCAAGGGCAGGGAATCATTCTTCGAACTCAGTTGTGACTACCTGACGGTTGGTCATGGCACCGTGAAGCAGATGAAAAAGAAGACGAACAGGAAGAATGGTATAAGGCAGACATTAAATGTGGTGAATGATTACAAGCTCATCTCCATATCGATGGTGCTGAAACAAACAAAGGAGGATGAATGCCCCACGTCTCATCAGTAAAGGTTAAAAACTTCCTCTCATACGGAAACAACTGGACTGAATTCGTATTCGAACCGGGAGTAAGTAAGATCGCAGGACAGAACGGCAATGGTAAATCGACATGCCCGATGGAAGCAACGTACTACGGCTTCACTGGTAAGCCTTACCGCGACATCAATCTGTCTCAGTTAGTCAACTCGATCAACAAGAAGGAGCTGGAAGTCCATGTGAACTTCAGCATCGGCACCACGTTCTACCGTATCGAACGTGGGATCAAACCCAACCTCTTCAGGATCTACAAGAAGGAAGGCGAAGTTCCCGGCACGACCGACGAAGATCTCATCCCGCTCCTGTCCGCTACCAGAAACTACCAGCAGGTTTTCGAAGAAGACACCATGCAGTTCCCGGTTGCGAAGATCCTCGATCAGGTCGGGATCAAGAGTCTCACCAAGAACATGTCATTCCTTTCATTAGGGAAAGCAGAAAAGCGCGAGATCGTCGAGAACCTTCTTGACATCAAGGTCTTCACCGAGATGAACAAGATCGCCAAGACGAAGGTCGATGCACTGGAAAAGGATCTCGCCGACTCCAAGAAGTCCATGGAGAGCGCACAGACGTTCATCAATCAGGAAGAGTCCAACATCGACCGGCTCCTCCGCATTCAGGCAAAGCAGCGCGAGGACATCGCAAATCAGGCCGACCGTATGAACCGGGAAGTCGAGGAGATCGAGGCAGACTGCGAGCGGATTGAAGTACAGAATATACTGCTCGGGAATGGTGTCCCTAACTTCGAAGCGCAGATCGTCACACTTCAGGAACAGATCCAAGCACGGGTCGCCGACAGCGCCAAGAAGAAGCTCGGCATCGAGAAGATCCAGAAGTACAAGGTCAAGAAGACCGAACTGAAAGCTGCGATCAACAACGTCGAGATCCAGATCCGTGGGCATTTGAACAACATCGGGCAGATCGAAGACACGATCCGGGACCACAAGTCGGTGATCTCCCTCTCCGAAAACAAGGTCAAGTTCCTCACGAAGACCTGTGGCGGCTGTTCGAAGATCGATTCGATCTCACATGCTGATAATGTGGATGGGGTCAAGAAGCAGATCGCAGATGCCAATATTGAGATAGAATCCATTCGCACGACCATGGAGTTTCTGACGCTGGACATCAAGGCGTACAATACCCAGATCGGTAAGTGCGACGAGTTCATCAACATGGAGCGCCCGTTCATGTCTGACATCGAGACGAACAAGCGACTGGATGCATCGGACCAGAGCAACATCGAGACGAACAAGACTCACATCCAGCAGAATGTAGGTAGGATCGAGCAGAACCTTGATCGGATCAAGCGCAACATGGAACGCATTATCGAGAAACAGAACACCATCCATGAAGAGAAGAAGCAGGAAATCGAGATCGACTACACCAAGTTGGAAGATCATAAAGCCAAATGGAAGACGCTCAACGAGATCTACAACAAGAAGGCGATCCTGAAGAAGCACTACGTCTATGCCCGGAAGCTTCTGGCCGACGACGCCATCAAGAGTTTCGTCGTCAACAAGTATCTCCCGAGCATCAACATGATCCTCAACTCGTACCTCCAGAAGTTTGGATCTGAGTTCACATTGAATCTCGACTCCGAGTTCAACGAAGTGTTCACTACCAGATTCAAGGAGCACTACACCTACTTCAGTCTTTCCGAGGGACAGAAGAAGAGAGTCGATCTGGCGATCCTGTTCATGTGGCGTAAGTTCTGCCAGACGAAGTTCCAACAGGCCGACCTCAACTTCCTGATCCTCGACGAAGTATCCTCCGGGCTAGACGTGGAGACACAGGAGAAGCTTACCAACATGCTGAAGGTGTTGGCGAAGGAAGAGAACAAGAGCATCATCACCATCAGCCACGATCCGACCATTGACCCGGAGAAGATCGATCACATGTATGAAGTGGCGTTCGAAGCTGGGTTCAGTAAGCTCACCAAAAAAACGACGTTATAGGGGATGTCATGACAAACACCGCAGAACAAATGGAAGAGATGTTGGCAGTACTCAAAGAAGCACAGGAACTCATCGAGACTGACAAGGATTGTGCCGGGGGAAAGATAGTCTCCGACACAACTCCGGGCGAGACATACTGGTCCTACGTGACCAAGTACTTCATGCTCGATGCAGTCAACCCCGAGAGGTATCTCATCTCGTTCACGATCAACAACTATCGTATCGAGAAGGTAGCAATGATCACGCACCTACTGACATTGATGCTGTCCGATCACCTGATAATGGCTCAGGATAACTTCGTCGATATAAATACCAATACTGTGTATTATGGTGACGATGCTTACAAACGATATGCGGACGACGTCATGAAGAGACGTGGACTGACTGTTTGTCCCGTGTGTGAGGGTACCTGTTCTCTTGAAATGTTCCTCCCGGAGAAAGGTTACTGCAGACTTTGTGAACGTGATGTAATTCCATTTGTAACATTCCACTAAGGAGGGGTGACATGCAAGCACAGATCTTACGATACATCGAAGAACAGTTTCATCTGGATGCAGAACAGGCAGAAGAAACATGGCTCAGGGTCGAGCAGGATGTGTCTAGGTTCGCCCTCGACAAGGAATTGATAGTTGGGGATGCTGAATATCTCAGTCTCACTAAATGGTACGTGAAGGCGCTCTTGGGTGAAGCCGTTTCTCCCAGAGCGCCGATCATCAAGACCTTCAAGGAGTTTCTGTTGGAGAAATACAACGAGAAATTCTAATGCAGATTAGGAAGAAATTAATAGGAGCATTCCGAAACCCATGGTAGGCTGTTGATATAAATTCAGATCCACCGTCCACGAAACCTCTAAAGTGAAAGTACAAGGAAAGGAACAAATGAAATTACTGTTTATCTGCAAAAAGCGTGAGCTGACGGATACTTATCCCGAGAGTTACTACTATTCCGGCTCGAAAGAAAACTCGTCTGGACTGTACAACTCAGCACGTTTGGTAGCGGAAAAACTCAACCAAGTCGGCGTCGAGTCCGTACTGGTTCAGGCGCTGGACAACAACGAGATTGACCGGCTGGTGAACGAGCACAAACCGACGCACGTCATCATCGAAGCACTCTGGGTCGTACCCGACAAGTTCGACATACTGGCAACCCTTCATCCCGACGTCCAGTGGATCATCCGGCTTCACAGCGAGACTCCGTTCTTGGCAGGAGAAGGAATCGCAATGGACTGGATCTTCGAGTACATGGAACACATGAACGTCTCTGTCGCTGCAAACAGCAAGAGGCTCGTCAATGAACTTGGACATGTCCTCGAAGCGGAAGTCATGTATCTCCCGAACTTCTACGGCATATCCGAGTCGAAGAAAGTCAAATGCGAAGAAGAAGGCATCATCAAGATTGGATGCTTCGGCGCTGTTCGCCTTCTCAAGAACCATCTCATCCAAGCATTCGCTGCCATGAAGTTCGCCAATGACCTCAACCGCAAGCTGAAGTTCTACATCAATGGAACTCGCATCGAGATGAATGGTTCCGAACCGCTGAAGAATCTACGGAATACCTTCAAGCATCATCCTGTCCATGAACTGGTCGAGCTGCAGTGGATGCCCCATGCTGAGTTCCTTGAAGCTGCGAGCCAGATGGACATCGGTCTTCAGGTCAGCTTCACCGAGACGTTCAACATCGTCGCTGCCGACATGGTCGTGAATGACATCCCGGTAGTCGTATCGGGCGAAGTCCAGTGGTGTAGTGGCCTGTTCAAAGCAGATCCGACCAACATGGACGACATCGTCAAGAAGTTGCATCGCGCATGGAGATGGCGTGGACTCAACCTCCACGGGCTGAACAAGCGTGGACTCAAGCAGAACGGCGAATCTGCAATCGCTGTATGGGTTGATCGCTTCACCGACTAACAAATCGACTTTATTAGATAAAACTTAATAGGACCACAGGCAATCTCATGGTAGCCTGTGGTCTGAATTAAGATCCACCCCAACGAAAAGGAGAACGAATGGCTATTGATCCACAGGTCTTGATGGAACTCAAGATCAAAGTAAAGAACGGAATCAAGATCAACAAGGACGAGAAGAAGCTTCTCAAGGACAACTCCGACGAGGAGAAGGCAAAGCGCAAGGGTCTTTCGTTCGGCGAGCGCATGAAGCTGGCTGCAGGTAGCGAATACGGTCAGCTCATGGGCGACGAAGAGAAAGACAACTACCCGATCCGTGACTGGATCTCCACCGGGAACTATCTGCTCAACGCGCAGATATCCGGCTACCACGACCGTGGAATCCCTTCAGGCAGGGTATGGATGCTTGCCGGGATTGCATCCTGCGGAAAGACCTTCCTGATGCTCGAAACAGTGAAGAACGCAATGGAGATGGGATACTTCTTCGTGCTGTACGACACCGAGATGGCAAACAACATCAAGGCCGAGCTGAAGAAGAGAGGGATCAAGACCGAACAGATGCTGTTCATTCCCATCGACACTGTCGAAAACCTCACCAAATCAGTGCTGAACCTGCTCGACGATCTGGCTCCGACTGACAAAGTCATCATCGGCATCGACTCCATCGGTAACCTCTCGACCACGAAGGAACTCACCGACACCATGGCTGGTGACGAAACTGCCGACATGACTCGCGCACGTAAGCTGAAGGCTTTCTTCCGGGTCGTCACGATCAAAGCCGGGATCAAGAATGTCCCCATGATCCCGATCAACCACGTCTACCAGCAGATCGGTGGGTTCGGCGTATCTGTCGTCGGTGGTGGTTCTGGTGGTATGTACAACGCATCCATCATCAACGAGTTCACCAAGGCACAGGAGAAGGGCAAGGATGGTACCGGCAAGGAAGCGACTACTGGCGGTCTGATCACATCGACTGTTACCAAGTGCCGCACGGCGAAAGAGAAGACCAAGGTGAAATTCACCATTGACTTCGAGGAAGGACTGACGCTGTACTCTGGACTGTTCCTGTTCTGCGAAGAACACAAGCTGTTCGAGAAGGTTGCCAACTCTTTCAAGTTCACAAAGAAAGTCGGCGACATCGAGATCCCCTCCGTCAAGAAGGGCGATACGTTCACCAAGGCAAAGATGACTCCTGCATTCTGGGAAGAGTTCTTGGCTGCGTATCTGGCTCAGTACCTGACCACCACGTTCCGGTATCAGTCAGTAAGCGAACAGGTTCTCGGTGAGGATTTCTTTGCCGACGATCAGGAAGAGATGTTCCCCGAACCCGAGTTGCTGGAAGAGTAAGTAATAATCCAATGCCTTGCACGATTGATAAATAATCGTGCAAGGTTATCTCAACAACATACAAGGGGAATACAATGAACAATTTCGAAAAGACATTGGGAACACTCACGGGTAAGAAGAGTATCAATGAAGGCGTTCAATTTAAAGTCGGGGATTCTGCAAGCGGAACTGGATACGAAACCGACAAGAATGGCAACTCCATGGCCGCAGCTCAGGAGAAGTCTTCTGAGATACAGATTAAAGACAAGATGGTCAAGGTCAAGGGTAAAGTAGTGAAGGATCGTGTTCAGGGAGAAGCTTCGATGATGCTGATCCAATCTGGGAATAAGTTCTATGCTCTATCTAAAGATGGCGCATCGAAAATGTCATTGCCGGGAAGCGCATTCAGTAAGTAAATCGAATGTGTGTTGCAATTTAATAGGAGAGTCGGCACTGTCGTGGTATGATCCATCAATACAAAGACAGTGCCGATTGTTTTCAATGAACCAACTAATGGAGTATGGATGCTGATTTCTAACATGTTTACACACCTGATCAAGTCAACGAACTTCTTCAGAGTAGTGTTTCCCCACTTGAAACAAGAATACCTGACCGAGAAGACTGACCGAATCGTACTGGACAAACTCAGGCTGTACTATGAGAAATACAACAGGGTGCCGTCGTTCTCCGATATCAGCATCATGGTTCAGACAGATGCAACTATAGACCAAGACCCCACTGATGCAGTCATTGCTCAGATCAAGTCATACCAGAAGATGGAGCAAGTTTCCGACGAGAAGCTTCTGATCGATGAGGTAGAGAGCTTTGTTCAGAACCGTGCAATGGAACTGGCGATCCTGTCCTCTGTAGCGATTCTGGATGACGATGGTAACCGGGGAGTTATCCGGGAGAAGATCGAAGAAGCTCTCGCCATCCAATTCATCGTCGAAGTCGGGCATGATTACTTCGCCGATGCCAAGGAACGCCTCGCATCATACTTCGAAGTCGAAGAGAAGATCCCCTTGGACATTGACAAGATCAATGAAGCCATGGGTGGAGGGCTGGAGCGGAAGGGTCTGTTCATCTTCGCAGCACCCCCAAACAAGGGCAAGACGCTTTGGATGTGCCACAGTGCTGCCTCGCTGCTAAAGACCGGCCAGAACGTACTCTACATCTCTTCTGAGATGTCTGAGAAGGCAATCACCAAACGTATCGACGCCAACCTACTCGACATCGAGATGAAGGAGCTGGCTGTCGGTCTGGACAAGAACAAGTTCAAGTCCAAGATCAGCGAACTCTTCAAGAAGACACAGGGCAAGCTGATCGTCAAACAGTTCCCCACCGGGACATGCAACAGCTACCACATCAAGGCGCTGTTGAACGAGATCAAGCTGAAGAAAGGATTCATTCCCGATGTCGTAGTCCTTGACTATATCAACATCTTTTCTTCCAGTCGTCTCCCGGCATCCGCCGCAACCAATTCATACCTCTACGTGAAGTCGATTTGCGAGGAGATGAGAGCACTGGCAGTCGAGTTCGACCTGTGCATGCTGAGTGCCGTACAGAACAACCGAGGATCTGCGAAGAAGACAACGGACACTGGTATGGAAGACATGGCCGAGTCATGGGGTATCGCAATGACGGCTGACTGGGTCGGGACAATCATTCAGAACGATGAACTCCGGGCCATGGGAAAGTACCTGATCAAGGTCATCAAGACTCGATTTGACGAGAACAATGATTCAGTATATACAGTCGGCGTGATATTCAAGAAGATGCGCCTCACCAACCTCGAAGATGATCAGCAGGAAATCCCTGAACACATCAAGGACAAGCTGAGATCGGAGAAGAAGAAGAAAGGAGATGCCGAGACGTATACCATGTTCGACTTCACGGAGTAACGTAGTCAGCCTTCAGTACAACATTGCCTTTGGTAAATGTCATATCGTTCTTTGATTTCATGCTATAGAACTTGGTTGTGGATATTCTATATTTAGATGTAAAGTCTGATATACGGGGGAATGTCTCTTCCCCCAACGTATTTCCATCGAGATCGAATATAAACACCCGCAGTGGTATAGATCTGGACTGGGATATCTTCATACAATGGTCTTCGGATCGTTGGTGCGCCGACATTCTGGATTTAGTTTCAACGGTCTTCAATCGCCCTGTTTGGAACTGGGATATTTTCTGTTTCGATTCGACAGACATTACGGTACCGAGCTTCGCAATCGATATCTTGGTCTTGGTTTGTTCTGATTGTACATGTCCTAGTTTAGATAAAGATATCTGGTTCTTAGTTTTGGTGGAATGCATCACTCCTCTCATTCCACCTTTACCACCGACCGCAATGTTGTATGTGTCGGGTCGTGCGACAAATGAGTCGTCAACAATGACTGACTCCCATTTATATGCATGTTCCCGTGTAAGGCAGTAATGGAGTACCACCCGACTGAAATTGTGTTTCCCATATTTCTCAAAAGCAGATTTGAGCACGGTTCCAGATCCAATATAACCATCATGTAAGTCATGAGTGGAATGAACCCCGATATAAATCTTGCCATTGATTTTGTTTGTGGTGAGATAGACGAGATGATACATAGACAATTACCCCTTATAAATAGATGTGACGAGGACAGCAGTTTACCCCCACTGTTGTTCATTGGGTCTGAACCAATGAACTTACTCGTTCGATTCTATTTATAAATAGTAACATCACCCCAAACCAAGGAGAACGAAGAATGACAACGAAACTGGCTGACGTAACAAAGGACATGAAGGCAGACGCACCGGAGAAGATCTCTGCCGTGGAACTCGCAGAGTACAATGAACTTCTCCGCTCGCAGATACTGGAGCAGGAAGTCGAACGCAACGAACGGGATGTCGAACGCACCGACGAATACCACGACCGGGATATGGATCAGGCACCGATCCATCTGGCACTGGATGCCATCAGGACTCTCGGGGAACTCCGTGGGGGAGTCACCACATCCTCCTGTGTGTGCGGCAACACCGCACTCGTTGAAGCCATCGACGCCAAGCTGATCGAGCTGATCGCCGTGATCGATCTGGAAGACGCCGAAGAAGCAGACGACACATACGAGGGAGTTGAGTAATGAAAACAACACGTTCTGTAATCAAATGCATTGAGAGGTTCAATGATCCCGAGCTGGTCAAGGGTATCAAGATCGCTGCCGGGGAAGAGATTCAGATCGCGCTCCCCAACAAGAAAACTCTCATCATCAAAGCTGGTCACGTTACAGTGATCTAATCACAAATGGGTCTGCCGGATCTAGATTTAAATAGGAGGTTCGGCAGACCTGTGGTAGTATCAAACAATCAAACGGGTCGTTGTTCTAACGGTAAGATGCTGGCCTCCAAAGCCATGCGATCAGAGTTCAAATCTTTGGCGTCCCGCCACAAACAAACTAACTAAGGAGTGTAACTGTTTGATTCTGATAGACTTTGGACACCTGTCCATGCGCGGAGTATTCGCCGCCAAAGCTGACATCATCGCCAATCCTAAGTACACCGCACACATCGTCCTGAACATGATCTGCAATGTAGTTGAACGGTTCGGGGCATCCAAATCCAATCCTGTTGTAATCGCAGTCGATGCAAAACCATCATGGCGTCATCACTACTATATAGAGAACTGTGTCAACTTCCCGGAGTATCTGGACCCAGAGAATCCCGGCGCGTATCACGTCTACAAGGGTAAGCGGGTCAAAGATCCAGACATCCCTTGGACTGAAGTGATGGAAGTACTGAATGCTGTGCTTGATATGCTCAGACAACATTCAGATTTTCATGTAGTTGAGGTTCCTCTGTGTGAAGCCGATGATGTCATTGCTATTTTGGCGAGACAGTGCATCGAGAACAAGGAAGACTGCTTCCTGATATCATCCGACAAGGACTTCAAACAACTTCAGGATGGTGACTACGTTCAGATCTACGATCCGATCAATCAGTTATTCGTCCCACAGATCGACGTGAAACAGTTCAAGCGTTACCACATACTCATCGGAGACAAGGTCGATAACATCAAAGCATGCCGTCCTCGTCTGGGTGAGAAGACTGCGCTGAAGATCCTCCCGGTCATCGTGGAGACATTGAAGCTCGATCCCGAGATGCGGAAACGGTACAAGTTCAATCAGGTCATGATCGATTTCGACTTCATCCCCAAGGATCTCGTAGTGAATGTCGTGGCCGAACATCAGAACTCCGTGATGAATCATAACTTCATGGGGATCATGAAGTTCTGTCAGGAGTACCGACTGTCTGCCATTGCAGATAGAATTCCATCATTCAAACTAGGGAACGTCCCAAAGGCAACCAAACTAAACTCAGTCAAACAACGAGAGCGCCAGATCCTCCAGAGTAACGAACGATCACTCGACGCTTTCTTCGCGGACTAAAGGAACTACATATATGGCATTGGACAACTTCAATCTGGAAATAGAGAAACGAGCAGCAGCTCACCCAACCAATTCGTACATCGAAGCAATCAAAGATTTCGTCGAAGAAAAAGAGATGGATGAATATGATGTGGTGGAATTGCTTCACCCAATCATCATCGAGAAAGTGAAGAATGAATTTCGTCAGAGAAGTTACTTCCCCGGAGAGAAGACAGCAACACTCGATGCCTTCTTCGACGACGAGCCGGAAGAGGGGTAAAGTTGAGCATCGCTCCTATTCGGGAGTTATAAATAGAGATGATTACAACCATCGAATAGGAGTGAGAACATGACGATCAAGGTAAGAACCAACATAGTGAGAGCTGGGTTTGTACAGAGCACACATCCTCTGTCACAGACTGACATGGATAACAACTTCGTCGCGCTGGACACTGCGGATGTGGCTGAAGCTCTCGCACGATCTACTGCCGATACCACACTACAGACCAATCTTACTGCAGAAGCTTCAGCAAGAGGGGCTGCTGATACTGCGGAAGCTCTCGCACGATCTACTGCCGATACCACACTACAGACCAATCTTACTGCAGAAGCTACCACAAGAGCGGCTGCAATCACTGCCGAAGCTCTCGCACGATCTACTGCCGATACCACACTACAGACCAATCTTACTGCAGAAGCTTCAGCAAGAGGGGCTGCTGATACTGCGGAAGCTCTCGCACGAACTACTGCGGATACTGCAGAAGCTTCAGCAAGAGGGGCTGCTGATACTGCGGAAGCTCTCGCACGATCTACTGCAGACACCACTCTACAGACCAACATCACTGCGGAAGCGACTACAAGAGCGGCTGCTGATACTGCGGAAGCAACTGCCAGAGTTGCCAATTTCAACATAGTGAATGACGCTCTTGCTGCCGAGACGACCAATAGAGAGTTCGCCGACTCGGCACTGTCAAGCGCGATTGTCGCAGAAGCCACTACAAGAGCCGCCAATGACAATGCACTGTCTGCCGCAAAGGTAGGTAAGCAGCTCGATGCGGACCTGTTGTTTGCGACTTCCACTCTT